ATCAACCTTTTCTCAACTGACTTCGCTGACGCTGCGCGTTCTTGCGGTTGGGATGCAACAACTGAATTCGCTTACGACCAGCTAGCTGTAACAGTAGCTGACCGTCAAATCAAGCAGGAAGTATGTGTTCCTGATTTGAGAGAGTTCTGGTTGTCAGAAAGAATGCAACCAGGCGCTGGTACCGAAGAGGTTCCTTTCGCTGAACTAGTTGCTAACTACTACCTAGGTGGTATCAAAAAGAACATCGAAGACTTCATCGGTGCTGAACTTATCACTGCTTCTGCAGGTTTCGCTGTTCAAGGCGGTACTCCAGCAGCTTTGACTGTATCTAACGCTATCGAGCAGTTGAACGACTTGTACGATGCTCTAGACGAAAGAGCTAAAATGATGGAAGACGTTATCATCGTTATGTCTCCAGAGAAATACAGAACTGCAGTTCGTGCTCTAGTAGCAGCTGGTACTGTTGGTATGTACCACTACAACTTCGCTGACGGCCAAGGTGACATCTACCTTCCAGGTACTAACGCTAAGCTTGTAAAGAACTCTGGTTTCGCTGGTGAAGACACTATCGTTGCTCTTCCTGGTAAGTACGCTGTATTCTGCACAGGCTTGATGGACGACATGGACAAGTTCAACATGTTCTACGACCAAGGTCAAGACGTTGTAAAGATGACTGCATTCTACCGTAGAGGTCTTGGAGTTTACTCTCCAGCACAGTGCGCTACTAACGGTCTGTAAATAAACTTTTGAGAGGGTCTCCGGACCCTCTCTACTAAAAAATAACTCAAAGAAATATGTCTTGTTCAAATCTTACAGCAGGTCTACTTGATGGATGTAACGATATCGCAGGTGGTGTTGAAAAACTTTTCATCGCTAACGGTCCTGTAGAGTCAATCACCGCTTCGGCTGGTGTAGTTACTGCTATCACTGTAGGTGGTTCTGCTCTAGTTCCTGCAGACTTCTTCGTATTTGAGTTACCTCGTCAGACCGCATCATTCACTGAAGGAATCACAGTTTCTCAGGAGAATGGTACAGTAGTTTACAACCAAGACTTGACGGTTATCTTCAATCGTCTAGAAGCTGAAAAGCGTAATCAAATCGCTTTGATGGCACAGGCTACCTCAATGGTAGTTGTTATCAAAACTAACGATGGTAAATACCTATCTGTTGGTCTTGAGAAAGGTGCTTTCTTGGGTTCTGCAACCGCAACAACTGGTACTGCTTACGCAGACCGTGCAGGTTACGAACTAACTATCTCTGGCATCGAGCTAACTCCTTCTTACGAAGTAACTTCTACAATCGTAGAATAAGTCTCAATCCTTTCTCTTTTACAACAGACTGGAAAACTATATTTCTACTAGAAATACATTCGAAATCACTGAATGACACTATACATTCCTGCAAATACAACCTTTGGACAAGTTTCGTTCAATTCACCTAACCTTACAGGTGACCATGACCTCGTTATTCAATCACAATGGGGTCGAGAGGTATGGGCTTGGTCTCTAGTACCTCTAGAAACGAATGATAGATATACTGAGTTCTCACTTACTTTCACAAGTGATGAACAAAAAGCACACATCAATGGCATCTACAACTATGAACTACAACAAAACGGTGCTGTCATTGAGAGTGGTTTATTGAAACTTGTTGTTGAAGATGGTGGTTCCTTTGGTACCACAGAATACATCTCAGACAACGATGACCGTGAAGCAACAGTTTACTATAGACCAGAATACTAAACACTCCAGAAGAGATGAGAAACATTCCAGAAAACTTCTATTCATTGAAAGCAGGTAACTTCGCTGCTCTTGAATTACCAAAAATCAAAGAAGTACGTGGTAAAGAGTGGATTTACTACGGTGAGGACAACTTGTTCCCACAATCGCTTATCGAAATGTACGATAACTCAGCGATGCACCACACTGCAATCGAGGCTATCAAAGATGGTATTTACGGTGAAGGTATCAAACTTATTGGTGATGAATACGTCAACTCTAAAGGTGAAACCGTCAACGAACTATTCGAAAAGATTGCTCTTGACTACTCACTATACAATGGTTACGCCCTAAACGTGATTTGGAACAAAGAAGGTTCTGCAATCGCTGAGATGTACCACCTTCCTTTCTCTGACGTTCGTTCAGGTAAAATGACTGAAGAAGGAGAAGTTGAAGAATACTTCTACTCAGTTGATTGGAAGAACACTAGAAAGTTCGTTCCACAAGGTTACAAAGCGTTTGACCCAACAGATAACAAAGGTGACAATGCATCTCAAATCTTCTACGTATTTGGTTACACTCCTGGTAACTACGTTTACCCACTTCCTGCATACATTGGAGGTTTGAACGATATCTCAATCGATATTGACATTGCGAAGTTCCACTCAAGTAACCTATCATCTGGTCTTGCACCTTCAATGTTCATTCAGTTCAGAAACGGAGTTCCAACTCCAGAAGAACAACACGACATCTACAGACAAATCGAACAAACGTTCGCAGGTGCTGAAAATGCTGGTCGCTTCTTCCTTGCTTTCTCTGAACCAGGTAAAGAACTACAAGTAGAACCTATTCAATCTACAAACGATGCATACTACATTCAGTTGGAAGAGCGTGTAACTTCACGTATCCTAACTGCACACCGTATCACTTCACCACTTCTATTAGGTATCAAGGACGCTAATGGTTTCTCATCAAATGCTGATGAAATCGTGGTAGCATACGCACACTTTGAAGGAACGGTTATTGAACCAAAACGTAAGAAAATCCTTGACAACTACGGTTACGTTCTACGTTTGATGGGTTACAATGTAAAGGTTGAGGTTCTTCCTTCAACAATCGTAAACATAAACAACATTCAAGATGGCTCAAACAGCACTCCTAGTATCTGAACAACGTTTCAAGCAGTGGACCCAAGTTGATGCTAACCTCAAGACTGAGGACATCACACCGTTCATCATTCAATCGCAAGACATCTACATTCAAGATACTCTTGGCACTAAGTTCTACAATCACCTGAAAAATCAAATCATTGCAGGTACTCTATCTGCCGATGAGAAGGACTTATTGAATGACTACATCGGTCCATGTTTGATGCAATACGCTCTGTACTTGATGCTACCAGGTATCAAATACAAAATCGTTGACAAGGGAGTAGTTTCGGGGTCTGCAGAAGAAGCTTCTACAACTTCGCTTGAAGAACTAAAGTACTTGAGAGAAGGTGCCCTAGACACTGCTCAATTCTATAATAAAAGACTAAGTCAATTCTTAGTTGAGAACCCAGGTTTATTCGCATCATACGATTCACCAGGTTCAAAAGGTATGTTACCAAACAGACAAAATCCATATTCTGCGGGTCTAGTTATCCCAAGACCTTATGGAAGTGGATTGAAAACTAACCTAAATTGTGATTGTTACGATGGTTGCTCGAACTGTGGATATACGAACATCAACTAACATAAAAAAACTTGAACTCTATTTCAATGAAAGCGAAAGTAGACGCAATCCTGAACAAGTGGTTGAGCAGAAAGTTGCTGGTCTTCGTAACCGCAACCGTTCTAACTCTAATAGGTCAAGTAGATAGTAAAGACTGGGTAGATGTAGCACTCGTTTACACTATGTCTGAAGCAGCGATTGATGCTGTAACAAGGCTAAGAGGAGTACTACCTACTAAAAAAGAAGACCCACAAGTATAAGACATGGCAAACCTAAATGATAAACTAATAAGAGAAGCTTACAAAGGTCTCATCAAGACTTCTGATGAAGCTG